ACATGCACGCAACTGTAGTCAGTTATACATCAGGTACTGATACTCTTGTTGTAGATGTTAAGGATGTTGTTGGTTCAGGAGCACACTCTTCTTGGTCTATCAATCTTGATGGTGCAACGGGTGTACAGGGAACCACTGGTTCTCAAGGAACTCAGGGAACAGACGGCACACAGGGTACGCAAGGCGTACAAGGTGTACAAGGTCTTTCTGGTCAACTTGGAAAGTACTCAGAAACCATTACTGGAGATTCAACAGATGGCGGAGTGACTGGAACTACAGCGTTCACAATTGATCACAATCTAGGAACTGTAGACATCATGGTTACTGTGTGGGATACCGCTAGTAAAATGGAAGTTGTTACAGACGTAGCGTATGTAACAACAACATCAGTAACAATTGGATTTGCGGTAGCACCAATCACAACTAAATCCTACAGAGTAGTAGTAAAGGCTTAACACTCACTTCCTGTAGTATATTGTTCAAATATTAAGTGAGGAGTTCCACAGATGGCCCGTAGTTACGTCGTACCGTTAGGTCTTTTGCACCTAACAGACGATCCTACGGGTTATTCTGCTGGAGATACTTACTACAATACAGTTTCTAGCAAGATCCGAATTTATGATGGAACTAACTGGAATGATTCTGGTGTATCTGCTTCTGAAGTAGCAAGTCTTATTTCTGGGGCCGCATTAAATTCAACTGATGATCTTCCTGAGGGTACACAGAACCTCTATTCAACACCAGCGCACGTTTACAATGCCATTACAAGTGGTACTCAAAGCAATATCACATTTACCTATAACGCAACCCCAAAAACAATTGATGTTTCTGTACCTGTTGTTCAAGGTACCCAAGGAACTCAAGGCGCTGCTATTCAAGGTACTCAAGGAGTACAAGGTACACAGGGCGTATTTGGTACTCAAGGATTTACTGGTTCTCAAGGCGTACAAGGTACGCAAGGTACCCAAGGTGTTCAGGGAACATTAGGTTCACAAGGTACTCAGGGCACCCAAGGCGTACAGAGCCTTTCTATCCAGGGCACCCAAGGTACACAGGGAGTTCAGGGCGTACAAGGTGTACAAGGCACATTGGGTGCTCAAGGCTCTCAAGGCACTCAAGGAGTACAAGGAACATTCGGTACGCAAGGTACTCAAGGAGTTCAAGGTGTACAGGGTGTACAAGGCACACAGGGAACCCAAGGAACCCAGGGTGTACAGGGTACACAGGGTGCTACAAACACCAACAACTCTCACCTTTCAGTTTCTCTAGCAACTGCTGCAGTTCTTCCTAACTCTCCAACTTACACAGCAGGAAGCACAGATGCTTCTGGTGGTACTGGAATTGGCGCTTACCTACAAGCAACAACATTTGGCGCTCTTGTAGTTGATGGTGTAACTGTTACTTCTGTAGGACAAAGAATCTTAGTTAAAGACCAAGCAACCAGTTTAAATAATGGTATCTATGTAGTAACCACCATTGGCTCTGGTTCTGCCTATTGGAAACTTACCCGTGCCTCAGACTACGATGACAGTAGTAGCGGTGAAGTTCAATACGGCGACTTCATGCTTGTTATTGCAGGTGATACTCACGCTGGTCAAACATGGCTTCAATACGGTCCAGGTTCATTAGTTAATAACACACTTAAAATTGGCACAGACGCAATTCTCTTTACTCAATCAAGTGGAACAGGTACACAAGGTGCTACTGGTGCTACAGGTGCTGGTGGTGTTCTTACTAATTCTGGCGCTTTTTATTCAACAATTACACAAACTGCTGGAACATCAAGTTCTGGAACAGCAATTGCATTTGATTCTACCGCTATCTCACATGGAGTAACACTCACCAGCAATGGGTCGGCTTTAACTAAAGTCAATCTACCAGTATCTGGTACATACAATATTTCTACAAACTTGCAAATCCAATCAACTGGTGGAAATCATAGTGCTACATTTTGGCTTCGTAAGAACGGAACAACAGCGGTAACTGCTTCAGCAAGCGACATTGTTGTTGGGTCTAATAACCCATTCCTCAGTACTTGGACATGGCAAGTTGATGCAACCGCAAATGATTACTACGAAGTTATGTGGTACGCAGACTCTACTAACGTACAACTTGCATACACCGCCGCTTTAGGGTCGTATCCAGAAGCCCCATCTGCTTATATTCGTGTAAATCAAGGTGCTTATCAAGGTATTCAAGGCACACAAGGTGTACAAGGCACTCAAGGAGTCCAAGGCGTTCAAGGAACTGTTGGCTCTCAAGGCACACAGGGAACTCAAGGAGTTCAAGGCACACTTGGTTCTCAAGGTACTCAAGGAACCCAAGGTGTGCAAAGCATTGCAACCCAAGGTACGCAAGGAACTCAAGGCACGCAGGGCGTACAGAGCATTGCTACTCAAGGTACCCAGGGAACACAAGGTACTCAAGGTGTACAAGGCACTACTGGTGCACAGGGCGTACAAGGAACCCAAGGAACACAGGGAGTGCAAGGCGTTCAGGGTGTTCAAGGAATCCAGGGTGTACAAAGCCCTTCAATTCAGGGTACGCAAGGTACACAGGGCGTTCAAAGCATTGCTACACAAGGAACTCAGGGTACACAGGGAGTCCAAGGCACTCAAGGAGTGCAGGGCGTTCAAGGCGTGCAGGGAGTTCAAGGAGTTCAAGGAGTTCAGGGAGTACAAGGAACGCTCGGTGTTCAAGGTTCTGCTGGTAACTTTGGTGGCGCTTCATTTGATTACACCTACAGCACAACTGTAACTGCAACAGACCCAGGTACTGGAAAAGTTCAGTTTAACAATTTAACTTTATCATCTGCTACCGCCGTTTACTTAGACTCTAGCAACGATGCATCAACGGATATTTCATCCTTCCTTAACACTGTAGGAACATCAACTTCTACAATCAAGGGCCACTTCCGTATGTCAAAGAAATTTGACGACAACTCATTTGCGCTCTTTGCAATCTCATCAGTAACAAACAACACTGGTTGGTTTACTGTAGGAGCATCATATGTTTCTGGAAACGGAACATTCACAAACTTAGATGACATTGTTATTACCTTTGCTCGCACAGGTGATAAGGGCGATACTGGTGCACAGGGTATCCAGGGCACTCAAGGAATCCAAGGTACGCAAGGTATTCAAGGTACTCAAGGAATTCAAGGAGCACAAGGTGCGTTTGCTTTTGCGCTAGGTACTGGTGTTCAAACATTCTTAACTACACCTACCTCTGCAAACTTAGCAGGAGCGCTTACAGATGAGACAGGTACTGGTGCCAGTGTATTTGCAACTGGTCCAACCATCTCATTGCCGCTTATTGATAACATTAAACTTGGTTATACAACAACTGCTACTTCAGCAACACCTTACGTATTAACGGCTGCTAGTACTAATCAACAGTTTTTCACTGGAACTATTGCACAGACTGTTACTCTTCCAGTTACAAATACATTAGTAGTTGGTCTTACTTTCTTAATTAACAATAACAGCACCGCTGTTCTTACCTTAAATTCTTCAGGAGGTAACTTAGTTACCACAGTTGCTGCGGGTGAGGCAGTAACAGTAACAGTTATTGCAACCACAACAACTACTGCTGCTGACTGGGACGTTGCGTTAAACCGACCTTACCCTGACCCATATGTTTCAGGTTTCTTACTGGGCGGTATGTAGTAACTCTGTACTACCTCTATGAATTTGGCTGTATTGTGCGGCTTCCTGTAAGAATTTTATAGGGCGATATTTTCCAGGCTTTAATGTATATGTGTTAAAACACATAGGACTTTCTTCTTGTTTCATCCTAAAATTAAAGATATACCAATCTACAGGGCAGTTAATTCCTCTTGATTCAACATCTTTTACTGCTTTTCTAGCGCCTTCTCTACTTACCATATATCCAGCACATGACCATTGCTGATAAGAAATGCACACATTCTCAGCGCCAATTCCGTGTTGATCTTCGTTAAATGCAAAGAGCGAATCATCAGGAACAAAGAACGAGAAGAAATCCCAATCACCTGGCAGTTCTTTCATATATGTCTCAAGCACAGTTTTAAAGTTCTTGCTTAACAAGATGTCATCTTCAAAGATAATTAGGGTGTCGTAGTCTGACTCTAAAAACCTTTTGTAAGCCTTGTAATTACTAGCCCACACACCCACAACCCCTGCGCTAGGTGGAAAAGTCTCACCTGGTTTGCAATAATCTGTGACCGTATTAACTTTAAAGTCTGGTTGCAGATTAACGAAGTTCTCTACCTTGTCTATAGTATTGAGGTACATTGTTGACGAGCCTAGACGAGGTAAAAAAGAAACGCCTTTGAGAATTCCGTCATATGATTTATTACGTAGATTATTTCCAGTATCGATATGAAAGACCTCAAAGCAAGCATTACTCAACATGTAGAGTCTCCTTCTGTAGATAGGCATTGTTAAGTAGAGCAGTAATAGATTGCTTTAACTGAGGTCTAAACATAGGTAGGAACATTGATCCACCAAATCTAGGATTACTTTCAAAGATGACTGGTTTGCCATTACGAAGTTTAAAGTTAACGTTTGCTGGACCGCTGTAGTTAGCCAGTTTAAATATTTTACGGAATACGTCAATAACTTCTGGTTCCATAGTCACAATCTTACTGGTAGCAAATGGGCCAGTGTTTACTCGTCCACTTGTAGGTACTGGACCTTCATAGGTAACGTTCCAAAGAACCTCGCCGTCTTTGCACATAACGTGGGTTACGTACTCAAGGTCTCCTTCTACATACTCTTGGACAAGATACTTTTGCCCTTTAAATCTATGGTTCTCAAGAGCCCATTCATACCGTTCTTGGTCCCAAATTAAGGCTACGCCTACTCCCGCATACATATCTAATCTCTTCATCATGAACGGAAACTCTGGAGTAGAAGAAGTTACATCTATAGTTTTAGGGTAATACTCGCTCAAACCATTCTCTTCAAGAAATGAGTAGAACAACTCTTTGTTATTAAAGATATTGAGCGTCTCTTTTGAAGACACAAGAGTAAGGCAACCTTCTGGATGATTTAAGTTATCTTCTACAGATAAAGGAATTAGTACCGACTTGCTGTAATCCTTGCAGATTTCTTGTAATGGAAAGTCAAGGCTGTCAACTTCAATGACCTTTTCAATTGATGAGAACCCATCCCAAAAGGGGGACTCTGGTCCAAGAGCCTCACTCCATGAGTCCCATAATCCTTTGCCATAGATAACTACTAGCATTTTTCAAACCACATCTGATAGCCGTCTTCAAGACACATCATCTCTCCTTCACAGACCTGCATAAAGGCATTAACACCACGCATAGGCTCTAAGAAGGGCTTGCCACCTTCAGCCCACAGGTAATCATCAAAGGCAATAACTCCACCAGGCTCAAGGACTTTAAAAGCGTTGAGGCCATCTAGAGCCGTTTGAAGGGCAGTGTGGCTGCCATCAATGTAGATGAAGTTAAAGGTCTTTTTGTTTGTGTTGAAGAACTCATCGCTAGTCATCTTGTGCTTAATAACTTTAGGATTACCTGTAAAGCGAGAATCGTAATAGCCCTCAACTGAGTTAAAGTCTAGATGCTCGTGCTGTTCTTCTTCACTGCCTGCCCAAGTATCCACATCATCAATTGTTACAATATCCCGATTGATAAGGAGCCACTCAGTAGCATCTCCCGTATACGTTCCTATCTGAAGGGCACGCAGAGGAACGTTGGGACACTTGCGGTCAAAGTACGGAGATACATTTTGAAACCAATTAGGAAACATTAGAACAACTTTAAGTTGTTGATGCAACCCTGCACATACTCTTGTGACATCTCTACATCATCTAGAAGATGGTGGAACAGTTCTTTACTCTCATCTTTACGCCCTAGCCACCATCCAGCAACAGCCTTTTCAAACATCAGGACATAGGGACCGTTGTACTCCACATAGATAGGAAGAGGTTGGTTATATGTTGCGGCTGTGTAAACAAGTCCAAGTTCTGCAAAAGTATACGACTTTTGCCATTCTTTATTTCGTTCATGGATTCGGGCTAAATGAAAATACGCTTCTGGTCTTCCAGGCAACAAAGTAACAGCATGAAGAAATGTTTGATATACGGTTGCGTTTCTATCGCCCTGCTTAGAAAAACAAAGTGCCATTCGTATTAAAGATGAGTACGCAATAACAGGGTGGGTTTTGTACCCACGGTCTGCAGCCCTTAGATAAAAACCAGCAGCAGAGGCAAATTGTCCTGCATCAAAATAAGCATTAGCAAGAACAAAGTTTTTTTCTGGGTTAAAAGAGTCAAACGCAACATCAACTGCAAGTTCTTTAATTGCCATATGTTTTTGCCTCTTCAATCATTTCATTAACAACAATGCTTGGAACCTCAAGAACAAATGCCGAATTATCTTGCACACCAAAACTCAATAACAAATTGTCGTTGATAATAGCCGCTCCAACGCAGAACTCAATAGGAGTATCCATAAAAGCAAACTCTTTGCTGAGTCCAACAAAGTTAAACTCTTTATCCCATACAACTAAACGATGTCTATAGGTAGAGTCTTTTTGATTGAGGTAGTTTCTCCATAGATTAACCTCATGACTAAATGTGATGTAGTAATCCCCCCATGCAACAGTATGCGAACCACCTCGTTGATCTCTAGGGGGAGTGGGCACATCGTTGTTAAGGATAACTTGTTTTATTTCTGACTTGTTAGGATTTGCCCACACTACCTCAGTAGGCATAGTCCATTTAACAAAGTGATACGGCTTGTCAACAATAGGTGAGTAGTTCTTCTCGCAATATGAAGTGTCATCACCCGTTGCTGGAACTCGTACTCTTTGTGTCTCTTTGACAGTCCAGTTCTCTTTGTCAATCTCTACCTTGCTGTATTCCATACGGCCTTGACCATTGGTTGTGGTATCACGGCGTACACCGATCATGTAATAGTCGCCATCCCATTGAACAACACGAGCATCTTCTAACCCAACAAATTCCCAAATAGGAGTATGTAGATCTAGCATCTCTACCTTGGTGTAATTGATGACATTGTAGTCTTTGTCTAAACGGCATAAAAAATTATTTGTTACTAAACGTTGGTCTTTTTCTGGGTGCAGGTAAGTGAGTGGCCCCCAAGGACTAAAAAAGCGCTTTTCATTTTCAGAAATATAAAGAGTGTAATTGACCTGTCTAAGATTGACTAAAATATCCCCATCATCATCTATGTAGACGGAAGGGTTCATTAGACCTAAACCGTTACTGAGAGAGTTGGGTATAATTATGGGCGCTAATTTTCCGCCTTGAGAAACCGATTTTTGCACCAAATTCATAGGGTCACTTTAGCCCACAATCTACTCCTGTACCAATTAACCTATGTACATCCCCTTCGAAGGAGTCTTATTTTGGCAACATCGTATCTCGTTCTTGGACAGGCAGTTCCTGCTGGTTCTAACGCCGATCTTTATACCGCTTCTGCTGCTACGGTCGTCTCAACAATAGCCGCTTGTAATACAACTGCTTCTGCAGCAACGGCTACCGTTTACGTGCGTATAGCAGCCGCAACAGCAGCGGCATCAAATGCTTTGGTTTATTTACAAACTATCCCCGCTTACAGCACCTCTACCTTTACTCTTGGAATTACATTGGCTTCAACTGACAAAATTACAGTTGCCTCAGGTACTTCAAGTGCAATTACATTTCACGCATTTGGAAGTACAATCTCCTAATGGCACAAAATACAGGCGCAGGTCAAATACTTACTACCGACAACTTAGTTGGTCGTCGTACTTTTATTGGCAACACAACTCCTGCATACCCTGTTTCTGGTGACTTGTGGATTGATAACACCGCAGGTTCAGCGCCAAATGCAAACTTTACAACGTACACAGCAACAGGTGGAGAGACATCAGTAACTGTTACATACACAGTTGGTTTTGAACTCGTTTATCTAAACGGCGTTAAGTTAGTTCGTGCTTCAGATTATGTTGCCACAAATGGAACATCTATAACAGGTCTTACAGCACTTGTAGCAAGTGACATTATTGAAGTTGTTTCTTTTACCTCTTTCCTTGTAAATGGCGCTGTAAATCTTTCTACAGTAACTGCTAAGGGTGACTTAATTGCCGCTACTGCATCGAGCACAGTAACCAACGTAGCAGTAGGAACTGGTTCTACTAGCGGTGGCGGTCTTCCACAAGCGTTAGTTCCAGACTCAACCCAAACATCAGGCGTTCGTTGGGGCGATGACTTACACATTCTAGACGTAATGCAAGCAATCTAAGGAGATATAAATGGCTGTATCAAGTAAGAACCTCGCTAGAGCAGCGGCATCGTTAACCACGACAACAGTTCTCTATACTGTACCTGCATCTACAACAGCAGTACTAACCAATATTGCTGTAACTACTACAGCAGCATCTGCTGGTACATTTACCTTGGCTTGTGGTCCATCTGGTGCACAAATAGCACTTCACACTACAACTGCAATTGCCGCAAATACTACTGTCTATATTGATTGCAAATTGGTATTGGCAACAACAAATACTATTACTGGTGGCGCTTC